GGAGCAACTGGCCTCATTAAGTTGTGGGATGGTTCTGAATGGCTTAACATGGCTCATGGTAGCGCTAGTGGTTTAGGATCGCTTCTGAATATATCTTGGTTCGACTTTGGAAGCGTTCAAGATAGGTGGCAAGGTTGGACAGAGATATTCAGCGCATCAATAAATCCATTGTCTACAACCTCAAGTCTAATCTTTGAGTTTTCAGGGCAAGCAAGTTGTTCTGGATACGGATCATCGGAAGCATTATTGGCCAGGATACACAACAAAACATCTGATGAGTTCTATGAAGAGGTTAAACTGGTTGGGTTCCAACACGTTAGCGATGCTGATAACTTCCAGATATACGCTGGTTTCTGCGGAAGACAACTTCTGGCTAACCACGGTATGGGGCAATTCGAGATTGGGTTACAGGTAAAAGAAGAAACTGTTGAAACTTCTGCTGGAGCCACCGTTAGCAACGCGAGACTTTCTGTTGCTGAGGTAGAATAATGCCTCTTATACCTGTCGAAAACGTCGGGGCAGGTGGGCTGGTTACCGACTTCAAGCCATATCAGTTGCAGCCAAACCAATGGTCTTCGGCTATGAACGTTGAGTTCACTGATGGATCAATATCAAAGATAGAGGGATACAAGGAGGTCATGGAAGACTGCCCTATTGATCCGTGGCATCTCGGAACTTATCAGGAGCATGATTCGGATGGCAAGCAGGAGCGTGATGGGTTCTATTGGCTTGCCTTTGGGATGAACAAGATATACGTATACGGCAGGGGTGAGTGGCGCGATGTCACCAGAGAGTCCGGAGACTACAAAACATTAGAAGGCTCAGACTGGAAGGTCGCACAATCAGGGGCAATCTTGGTTGCCACCAACGGTGTAGACACTCCGCAGTATTGGGAACTTGGTGAAGATAATAAGGTCAGCGTAGATAAGAAGTTCATAGACCTTCCAAACTGGTCAGACACTCCTAACGAAGAAGACATAACATGTCAGTCTCTATCTGGATTTAAGAACCATATAATAGCCACAGCCATCACTAGGAAGCAGGGCACTAACCCGCTAGAAGAAGACCAGAACAGAATGGTCAAGTGGAGTACGCCTCACCCTCATTACGAGCCTCCCTCATCCTGGGATGTTACTGATGACAAACTTGACGCTGGTGAATATGAACTTCTAGACACTCGTGGGCCTATCGTGGACACGCTTCAGATGGGTGAAGTGTTCATGGTCTACAAGACAGACAGCGTTGTCATGGTTAGTTATGTTGGTACTCCTTGGATATTCTCATTCAAGACGCTAGACCCTGACACAGGTATCATTGCCAAGGGTGCTGTTTCAGAGTTCTCAGGCGGACACTTCTTTGTGTCGCACGCTGACTGCCATGTCAACAATGGTCAGACAGTTATTCCAATCCTTACTGGAAAGGTGCGGGATCAGATGTTCAACGACATCAACGGTGATTACTACAACAGAATATTCTGCGTCACACAGCAGCACTACAACGAGGTATGGGCCTGTTACCCAACATCAGATAGCGAAACCTGTAACAGGGCTATGGTCTGGAACTACAAGGATAATACTTTCTCGTTCAGGGAACTTCCTGATGTGACTGACATCAAGTCAGGTGTTTCTGTAATAATGACAGAAGATCAGAAGGCTTCAGGTGGTGATGTAACATGGGATAACTCAGACCCTACATGGAATCCTGATGATCAATCAGGGACAATATTATATCCGTGGGGCGCGTGGACTACAGTACCATGGGGCACAATGTCATACAGAAACGTAGTCTCACACCTTGTGTTTTCTTCACCGGAGAGAACTAAGTTATACCGTGAGAGGGCTGGACAGATGAATGACGATGAACTCATGCGTGCTTACGTAGAGAGAACCGGGATTGATCTCGGAGATCCGTCTTCAGTGAAACACTTGAGGGCTGTATGGCCGAAAGTATACACCGCCGGCACTGATCCGATAGATGTCTACACAGGGTTCCAGATGGCAACAGACAAACCCGTGACGTGGGACGGGCCGTTCAAATTCTATCCAGAAACCCAATCAAAGGTTTCAACCAGAACAACTGGGAAGTTCCTCGCCATCAGGTTCGAAACTAGAGCTGATACATTCTGGACAATCAGCGGCCTGGAACTTGAGTTCGAGAACTCTGGTAGGCGTGGGTCAAGGAACTATGCGTAGTCTAGAACAGCGCAGGGTAGACTACTTTACTCCAGATGTACCGCCAGTTGACGAAAAGGATTTACCGAACTGGCTGTCCACACAGGTTAAGAACCTGTCTGATTCAATCCATAACGTCAACACGATTCATGTTGCAAAACTGACTCATTGGCCGGAAGGGTACAAGCCTAGAGAAGGTGACATTATCTGGGCATCTGAAGACCTTATAAGTGATGGAACTGGGGAAGGTCTGTATGTCTACATGAATGGTGAATGGGTTCCATTCGCTGGCTCTGCCAGTGGGGGGCAAACACCAATTGGCGGTATCATTATGTGGAGTGGTACAACTGCTCCAACGCATTGGGCAATCTGCGACGGCACGAACGCTCCTAATGGTATGGCGACTCCCGACTTAAAGAACAGGTTTGTCGTTGGGTTTGGTAATAACGGAATAGGCGTAACAGGTGGCGCTACGGTAACAGACTGGACTTCGTTAACAGAAGACCAGATGCCGTCCCACAGCCATACGATAGCGCATGACCACACAATGACTCATACTCACAATATTCCGAGTCACAATCATACGCAGAGCGGTACATTTACATCGAGTGGTGCCGGTGGCCATAACCACAATATCATTGAGGGCCGTATGTTGGTGCACACCGGCTACATTTATAATAGAAGCACCACCGCCCCAACGGCCGAAGTTTATGGTGGGCAGGGACAGACTGGTGGATACCGCCATGCTGATGACCACGAGCACACTGTTACATTATCCGGCAACACTGGGGGGGCAAGCCTGACAACTTCTGGGGCAAGTTCAAGTACCACTGGTGGATCAAGCAATGCGTCGTCAGGTAGTTCTGGACGAGGCGAGTCTCACAACCATGCGGTTGAGCCACCATACTACACACTGGCATACATCATGAGGTACGAATAATGCGGGAAAAGTTTCAACACGATGGGCAGGAATTCTACCTTGTCTTGGTCGAACCTGAAGATGTCGGTGAAATTTGGCCGTTTGTCAGGGATGGGGTCAAGAAGGCCATGCTCCATTCGGACAGTGTTATGGACGGAGATGACTTCCTGCCTGAGTTACATGAAGGTAAGGTGAGGTTGTGGGCGTTCATATCAGATGGGAAGATAGTTGGACACATGGTGACCGAGTTAATCAGGTACCCAAGAAAGTCATTTGTCAGGGTGTTGACCATGGAGTGCCAGGGTGGAGAGAAGGGTATGACAGGCATGAGTTTGTGGAAGAAGTTTGTGCCGACCGTAGAAGACTACGCAGCCATGCACGGGTGCTCTCATTTGGAGGCGTACACCCGCAAAGGAATGGTAAGAGCATTAGAACCAGACTGGAACCACGAGTATTCAATCGTGACCAAGCAGATAGAGAATAGAGCAATACACTAGGAGCGAGAAAATGGCATCAGGATCACAGCAAGACGAAATTCAAAAAGGCACCGTTACCGGCGGTATGGATAATACGAGCAAGCAGCACCACGGTCCTGCTGGCGGTGCTGTAATCCACAAACGTAGCGGTGGTAGACCGCGTGCCATCTATCAGAATGGTGACGCCTACTACGAAGACCCGGACCAGCCCGGAAGATTTAGGAAGAACACCAGACGTCACGACTACATAGATGTCGAGGCGTATGCCCCGCAGGCTGCAGCACCATCAGGTGGTGGCGGAGGTGGCGGTGGTACACCAGACAAACCTAAGGCTGACTGGCGAGATGATGTTCGCCCAACAACTCAGCCAACAGCCGCTAATGGCGCAACAGTTCAGGATATTATGGGAAACACCTACGACAACATGGTGAACTGGACCCCTATATCAAGCGATGGGCAAGGCGGAACACAGCACATCAATCCGCTGGTAGACCCTCTGGCGTGGATGGCTCAACCAAACCCAGCGCACCAAGTTGCATTTAACGATCCTGGGGTGTACGTGAATCCCCAGGTAGGCGGAATTCTGACAGACCTCCAGAAACAAAGTCAGAATCCATACTCTTTACTAGGATAAAATTATGGGATCACTAACACAACCTTCAGTCACCCAAGTTCCTTACTCAAGTACAACCAATTCTTCGAGTTCGTCTAGTTCTAAGTCACAAGCAGAGCAGGCACCTACACAGTTACCATGGTACCTGCAGCAACTTGGACAGGCCCACAACCTATACCAGCAAGGCATGCCTCAGCATTATCAGGGTGCTACGGTAGCAGGGCTTACGCCTGCCCAACTAGAGGCTCAGAACCTAGCATCGAACTGGGTAACTGGTGGTGCCCAGAACCAGATGAACTCCATGATGGGGAACTACAACGATATGATGTCGGGTATGGTCAACACTGGCGCAGGTTCGCCTTACGGTGATATGATGAATGCCTACCAGAGCCAGGCCATGGACAGTGCACAGGATATGATGTCAGGACTTAGGACATCTCAAGTTATGTCAGGTCAGGCAGGGGGGTCATCTAGAGGTGATCTAATGAACAACCGCGTCATTGATGAGGCCAACAAGCAGGTAGCCAATGCCGGCGCACAGATGTACAACAACGCCTACAACCAAGCGCAAGCCACACGAAACAATGCTCTCGGACAGTACGGAACTATCATGAATATGCCGTTGTCTATGTCCAGCCAACTCTACAATCAGGTTGGCCTGCCACAGCAGCAGTTGAACCAGGCAATATTTAACGATGCCAAAGCGCGGTACGATCACAACTCAATGCTGCCGTACAAGAATCTTGATTACTACAGGAATGCAATCGCTGGCAACATGGGTGGAATCAATACCACCACGAGCAACAGTTCTGGCGGTGGTTCAAGTACAACCAGCGGAACCAAGCCTGTGATGGGCCCGAGTCCAATGGATAGTCTTGGCAAGATAGCGGGTATCGCTGGCTCTATTATGGGTATCCCGGGGATAGGGTAATGAGTATATTCCAAAGATTAGGCCACCCATCTTCTTCCAATACAGTTGCCGAGGCGCTTAAGAATGCACGAACTTCTGTGATACCACACGATACCGGTAGTCTGTCGCCATCTGAGATTGGCATAACGCTACCCGGTGGACTTGGGGGCGGTGCTGGGCACCCGTCAGCGCCTAACCCATTTCCGACCGGAAATCCGTGGGATCAGCATGGAACCATGACTGAGAGTGGAGTTTCTCCGCCCAACTACGGCGCACAGCGACAGCAGATGATGCATGAGATAGACGCCATGATGGGCCAGATGCCAAATGAAGGCATGAACTACGGCACACCTGATATGTACGGTGTCGGCGAAACTGGTGGACCCGGTAAAACATACGGATCAACATACGGGGAACGCCCGTTACTGCCTTACGAGTTACGCGCTCAGGAGGCAGCAGCAAAGAACATACCTTGGGACCCACTTGGTAATGAATCCAATATTGGGATAGGCTCTAGCGACCCTAACCTGATTGGATCAATCCCGTGGGACCCGCTTGGTAATGAGGCTGACGTTGGTATTGCATCCACTTACGGACAATTTCCGGGAGCAGGCCCTTCAATGTATGGCGGACCAAATGATGCAGGCGGACAGGTCTTAGACCCACTAGGTATTGGTGCTGGGCCGAGCAATCAGTTCAGCCCGCTTAATGCTGCCATTGGCGATGTAATTGATCCTGTCGGCATTGGCGCTGGACCTTCTGATATGTACGGTACTGCACCCAATAGGGGTGGTCCCGGCAGTGGTGCTGATGGATATGGTGCAGGTCCTGGGTACTATGGGCAGACTCCACAGCAGGGTGATGGGACAATCCCACCCGGAATGTTTGAAAACACACCTTCGGAATACCTTCCAGGTGACGGCTACTATGGGCCAAGACCGAACAGCGGCGGCTATCAAGACCTCACGACAGGCGAAGACGACAAGGGTCCATTGGCTCACAAGACAGCAACGGACTTAGATGTATACGAGTCTCACACTCAGCGAGCCAAGAGGGAAAGGGTAGCAGCCCAGGAACTAGCAGACGAGTGGAAAGAACGCTACGGACTTAGTGAAGATCAGGCTGCCAGGGAGCAGGAGTACATCGAAGAGATGCAGAAAGTATACAACAAGCAGAGAATCATGATGGTTCTTGCTGCGTTATCTGGCGACCAGAACATTGCTAACATGGCTGGAGTGATGGCAGCGCAGAGTTTGGATATTCTTGAGCGGAAGTACGGCAACGCTAACAACGCCCGTATGAGTGAGATGAACCGGAACATTATGTTCAACTCCAAGGGTGAGTATGACCCGCCTGAAAGCCAGGAAGAGTTGTACAAGGCCCTCTATACTATGGGCGCAACTCAAAAGGAAATAGAGGCCATCGCTGGGCAGTATGAATTTAAGCAGGAAGAAAGTTCCAACTGGTTCCATCCAGAGTATGGTCCCATTAGTGCAACTCAATCAGAGATCGACGCATTCAATGATCCAAGATGGGTAGCCGCTGGCCCAGCATCTATAGCGGATTACTACAAG